TCTCCGGGCAACCCGTCAAATATCCCTGACTCATATAATTCCTGACATTCTGAAATTGCGATGTCGAGGTCTTTTTCGAAACACTCTTGTACTCTGTTTTCTGACACTGGCGTTCCTGCTTCCTGTTCTGATTCTGGGTCTGAGTCGAGCACAAGGTGGCCAACACCAAATGTGGGGTAGCCAAGGTGATCGAGATATACTTCATACTCTACTCCCTCGTCGATTTTTAGTTGCTCGTATATTGCTTGTCTGTTCACTGTCTAGTCCTCTAATTTTCTGTTTCTGGGTTTGGTATCTGTTTTGGGCATAACAACTTCACTCATGTTAGTCTTTTCTGGCTCCATGGTTTCATCGCTGTTATGTCTGATATTATCATTGTTAATAAATTGTTTGAGTACACGATTTGCACTTGTCCACTTTTGTCTGGTTTCATCTTCCATTCTTACCCAACGATTACCAGATTTTTGAAACAATCTGTCAGGAATAAAATCTGTTCTGAGAAAATAATCTCCATCTGATACTCCTGACTGTGGAAAAGTATCACCACTGCCTATGATAGTACCACCATGCAAGTTTCCTGTATTGCCATCTCCTTCAAGAGCAATACTCGGTGGTGTTGGTAAACTGGGATCTACAAATAAATGGTCCCTGGTTCTGGTATGTGGCATATTGGGCACATCTATTTCAGCCTGCTCCAGGACTCTGTCCTGAGCTCTAAGCTCAGTTTGATATGTGCTTATTAGATTACGCAAATCTTCAGCTTCCTGTCCAGTGCCCAAAATATCTCTGTATTCCTGGCTATCAGTTATTGTCCCAAGTTTAACTCTCCACAAGTGAGGCCACCATCTGGGATCATAACCTTCTGCTGGACGAGTGCCTTCTTTGACTACCATGAATCTGTTAACAGCATCGTCTTTGCCTAATAGCAAGTCGTCTCTGAGGTGAGGTAACTCCAGGACATCGCCAGGCATCAATTTGCGGCCTAGTGCGCTAACCATGCTTTCTATATGGAAGTTCATAAACATAGTATCGTTAGCTAAAAAAGCACCAAATTGAGTGAGATCAAAACTATCGTTATCTGCAAGTGCATATGCTCCCCGCATCTCGTATAAATCTTTGCTATATTTGCGATCGCGATTTTCTAAAAACAAAAGATCTTGTATAAAGACTTCTGAGGTATCAATTGCACTACTGGGGTTGGAGGGATCGCCCTCATATGGGGTTTCTGTGATGCCCATATATTTGTGTACAACAACTCCTGTGCCGCCGGCAAAGACATTTTCTCCTACGATTCTGTCTATAAAATCGTAATCATGTGTCTTTGTCTTATTCCATAACGATATGCGTGGCATCTGTTCTCCTTATGTCACTATTTATCGCTTGACAGATCTATAATAACATGTTATCGTGTATAAACACTGGAGATAATCATGGCATTCATAGTATTAACACACACCAACGACGGTGATGCTGTCGTGGATATATATGATAGACGACCAAGTTATGTGGTCATTGACAAATCAAGCGTGATGCTTGAGGTAACGGTAGATAAATCCAGATACAAAAATGTATTTCAGGATATCAAACAAATAGCATCTGCACTCAGGGAGCAGTAATATGGCAAAAGCAAACTTCTCAGTCACAGGCATCAAAACACCTGATTATAAGATCATTAAATCGGACATGAAGCCTGTTAAGATTAACGGCATTGCCAGAGATTATCACAGACTCATGGATGAAGCTTTGTGGTATACTCATTATGAAGTGCCTAAAAAGACTCTCAAGGCAGAGTTTATGAAATTTGCTCTGACTGTTGACAAGGTCAAGGCCAAGCAACTTAAAAATGTGCCCGACTATGCTTTTCAGGTGTTTGGTAAGTATGCATACATAGGCAACAAAGGTGCTGAGCTCAGTACTGAGCACACTGAACAAATTACCATGGCAATTGACACACTACTGGAAATGCATCCCCATATCGAGGAGGAACCCCAGGAAGAAAAACCAGTGGGTAAGGTTATTAGCATACAGGAGCGCATGCGTCAGCAGGTATCAGAGCTATGTGGGCAATGGGAAGGTTATCTGGACGACTGGCGTGATGGTGAGTATGATCTTAAAAAGTTTGATCCCTATAAAGAGATGATTTCATATCAGCCTGCCATTAAACCTGCTCATGCTAAAATCATTCAGCAAATGTATGAAGCTGAGTATGCTGAAGCACAGGAGTTAGTGGCCTGGGAGGATGAGGAGATCAAGGAAGCATATATACAGTTTACTGGAAAAGCGCAAGATCGCAAAAACTTCCTGAAATTTTATGAATTAATTATGACTGCTACAAGTACTCTGATAAACACTGGCAAGGCTAACCGCAAGCCCAGATCAAAGAAAGCTCCCAGCAAAGAAAAATTAGTAGCTAAACTAAAGTATAAAGAATCAGATCCCTCCATTGGACTTGCAAGCATAAATCCTGTGGGTATACTGGAAGCCAATGAAATTTGGATTTATAATACTAAAAATCGTAAACTTATCCATGCAGTAGCCGAACCCATGCTTGGCGGTTTGGGAGTAAAAGGTACATCACTAGTGGGATTCGATACCAATAAAAGCTCACAAAAGACTATTCGTAAGCCAGAGGTATTAAAGGGTGCAGATAAGCTAGCTCGAACCAAGTTTGAGAAGCTATATAACGATCTCTCCACCACAGATACTGCTATTAATGGCAGAATCAATGAACATTGCATTATAATCAAGGCGTTTTCCTGATAAATACATTTATCAGGAGATATCATGCCACAAGATTCCATAGGATTTCGTAACAGAGAAGAACTTATAAACTATACTCGTTTAAGATTAGGTGAGGGTATGGTTGATGTAGAGCTCGATCGTGAGCATTATGATATGGCTATTGATAATGCAATGAGTATGTATCGCAGACTAAGTTCAGGTGCCGTGCAGAAAAGTTATATATTTCTGGAAGCTCAAACAGAAACTAACAAATACACTCTTCCTGACGAGGTCATGGTAGTTACTAGATTATGGCGTAAACAAGCAGGTCTAAGTGGTGGCCTCATTGACAACGGTGGGATTATTTTTGACCCTGTTTATGGCGTATACCCACCAGGCAGTTCGGGCGCTGGCGGCGGAGTACTTAGCATGGTCAATGCCATAGCAATGTATCAGGAAACAGCACAGTTTGTGCTAGCTGCTGAGTTCGATTGGTTGTGGGACAGAGTTAGTAAGCAACTTACCATACTTAGGCGCATTACATCTGATGAGGAAGTCTTAGTGGCTGTGGAAAACTTTATTCCAGAGGCTACGTTGTTAAGGGATGTGTACAGTTCAGATTGGTTGGCAAACTGGACTCTAGCCGCCGCTAAAGTTACTCTAGGTACTGCTAGAGCAAAATACACCACAGGATTGCCTGGCCCTGGTGGTGCTATCCAGCTGGACGGTGAAGCCCTGAAACAGGAAGGTTACGACGAAATGGAAAAACTTAAACAAGGCATCTTTTTGTTTGAGGAAGGAAGTCGTCCACTAGATTTTATTATAGGTTGACATATATACATTTTATTTAAATACATACAAAGGCATATAAATGATTATAGGCATAGTTGGTCACATAGGATCCGGAAAAGACACAGTAGGCAATTTCATAACACAATCTGTAGGTAAAACAGGACGCACAGACAGTTTTGCAGCTCCCCTCAAGGATTTATGTTCAAGTATATTTGGATGGCCCAGACACCTTCTGGAAGGTAATACCATGGAAAGCAGGGAGTTCCGTGAGACACCTGATATTTTTTGGACTCGCAAAACAGGAATCGATAATTTTACTCCCAGACTAGCTCTGCAACTTGTGGGTACTGATGTACTTAGAGATCATTTTCACAATGATATCTGGATCAACAGTTTGGAATATAGACTAAGAAAAATATCTGACTCTGATACAGTAGTAGTTACTGACGCAAGATTTACCAATGAACTAGATATAATTAAGCATCTGTGTGGAACTATAATTTGGGTTCAACGTGGCGAATTACCGGCTTGGTATGAGACAGCCGTGGAAGCCAATGGGGGAAATGTTGTTAGTAAGCGTATCATGACTACAAGATATCGTGACGTACATCAATCCGAGTGGAATTGGGCGGGGTACCCAGTTGATCATATAATTCGCAATACTGGCACACTTGAAGACTTGAAGATCAAAACATCTCAGATCTTATTTCAAATACAAAAACGTCGAAAACAAGCCTGACCTATTTATCTGTTTAGCAATTTTAAATTCCAAAGATATTCTAAAAAGGCATAATTATTGCTTTTTAGATAAATATTGCTAACTAAATCACAATAGGAGAGTTATTATGGCAACATTAGTATCACCAGGAGTGAGTATTAGCGTATCGGACGAAAGTTTTTACGCCAGCGTTGGATCAGGTACTGTTCCTCTTATCATTGTAGCAACAGAAGAGAACAAAACCTCATCAGACGGTACAGGTATTGCGGCATATACCACACCAGAAAACGCAGGTAAAGTTTTTAATATTTCCAGTCAGCGCGAATTACTCATCAATTACGGTAATCCAAAATTTTATACAAGCGGTGGTACTCCACTGCATGGCTATGAATTAAACGAGTATGGCTTAGAAGCAGCCAGAAGCTATCTGGGCTTTGCTAACCGTGCATATGTTCTCAGAGCGGACATTGATCTTGCTAAGTTGGCGCCTAGCGCTACAGCACCTACCCAACCACCAGCGGATGGGCAATGCTGGTTAGATATTAATAATACAACGTGGGGCATAAAGCGCAGAGTAAGCGGTGAGTGGGTATTAC